ATGAGATAGGTGCGGGGCTGATGGCCGTTGACCCAGCGGCGGTAGAGTCAGGGACGATCTGGAGTCCTTATACAAGGGGGTTGTATCATGAAAACCATGATACTTAGAGGAGTATTGAGACTGATAGTGATCAAGGCAAATGATGTTGTTTAATTTAAAAAATAAATTGTTATGGAAATAAAAGAGCATTTATCGGTTTATCTAGAGAGTGGATATCTTTTTGATGATATGTCAGGAAAATTAAAGTGGTTTGAGATTGATAAGATCTTGATCAGTTTTACATATGGAGTAGTTAGATATGTAGGGACATGGGGAGGATATAGGACTGAGAAGACATTAGATGGGAAATTATTTTATTCGTCCGAAGAATGTTTTAAAAAGGGCAAGAGCATCCCCAAGACAAAACTATCAATATATGATGTTTTTGAGTCATTATATGGGTTCGTTCCAATAGGTGATGTGTGGAAATACAAAAACGGAAGAGCTGTCAAGGGTGAGTTGGAATATTTTGATGTTGAAATAGATAATAAAGGAAAAATTTATTGTAAGGAAACATATTACAGAACATGTGAAGATGTGTATAAATTCAACGACTTAACTGTAGTTGACAAGAATGGAGACATGAGATTAGTAAAATCTTCAAAAAGTAAATTAATGCTTACTAATGATCAATTAGATGTTGTGGAGAGAATGAAAGGCATCATTGATGACATGGTTAGGTTAAAGATGATTATGTATATTGATCAAGACTATAATCTTTGTTTTCTGCCGGGAGATAAAATAGAAGATTTGACAATGGATGAAACGGATGGATTTGTGGATACCACCGGTATAGTGACATCTATAAAATCTAAGGATGTAGTGGAGTTTTATGTAGAAAATCCTTTTGTGAAGATAAAGGATGAATGATATCTGAATCTGGATTGTGGTGGTTCGTGAGAATAGCCACAATCATATCTCTAAACGTGAACATAAGGAGGTACGTATGTCATTCGATTGGCGTTAGGGATCTAGTTATATTAAAAGAGGAGGAATTATGAAAAAGATTGTATTAAAACTGTATGAGTTTGATGAGTTACCAAAAGACTCACAAGAAAGGATCATAGAGCGTGAGCGTTGGAATGTAATGGAGCAATGTATGGATGCTTATGACATAGACTATAAAAAGTCAATGGAAGCCTTTGAAGATCTGACAGATACTAATGTTTATGGTTGGGAAGTTGGATACGAGAGATATGATTTTAGTTATGAGTTTAAATACAAAGATCCTATTTATGAACATCCTACAGATTATCATCGTGATATATTCCCTGAGAATCTATGCGGCAAATTACTGTTCAGATATATCAACAACAATATTATGCCATATATTATCAAGGGCAAGTATTTCTCCACGTCAGGTAAATATATTGATGGGAAATACAAATACAGGCACAAGTATAGTAGGGTGATGTTTGACTATGGAGATAATTGCCCATTGACAGGGATGTGTTATGATTATTATCTCCTGAAACCTATAATTGATTATTACAATGTATGGTGTACTTATCCGGAGGGTTTTTCTTTAGAGGATCTGATGAGACAATGTTATGATAACTTCTTCAAGTCATGGCATGAGGAATATGAACATTGGGCTGACGATGAAGATGCGATACGTGAGGAGCTTCATCATAACCAGTATGAGGGTCAGCTTTATTATGAGAATGGGGAAGCGCATGCCGGTCCATTGAATAAAATAGAATGAAAAGGTAGTAATTGTAAATTGATAAAGTTATGAATATAGAGATAATAAGATATAGGCTTCCGATTTATTGGATTGGGGCTTTGATTAATGGTGACTACACTGGAATATCTAACGAGGAAGCGCAAGAAGTTGATGACTTTGTAAAACATGCAGATGGTTGTCCAGTTGGTGTGGATTGGGGAACAGAAGGTTTTTATTCGTATAATGACGCAAACGCTATTGGCGGAACTTGTGTCGATGTTATTTTTAGCAAGTATAATCAATAATTAACACTCAAAACTTAATAGATATGAACAACTCTATGGTCGCTCACTTATGGGCAAATGAAAAGAAAGAATCCGGAAAAGGTAGTAATCTTTTCTTTGAAGGTAGAAGTATTTATTCTTATGGTTATCATTTTGAGGTTGGAAGAATCGTAAGAAATAAGTGTGGTGAAAAGGCGTATTTGCTTAACGATGAGTATTATTCTTCTTCTACCTGTAAACATCAACGTTGTGTTCGTAGTGCAATACCAACTGGTTCAAAGGTATTTTCTGTTGGATATAATATGTCTGATGATGGTAGCATGGCTTTTATCACCAGTCGATTGGAGCTTATCAAAGAGGTTATCGAGAAATACAAGAAGGTCAGAACAAGCCTGTCTTATAGGGATGTTTGGGGAGTATTTAGAAGTCTAATGGATTATATTGAGTTCTTTAATATGGGTACTCCCGAGAGCCTTCTTAAAAAGAGCGCAAACACCTGGATCGGAACTAAACATGAGTTATCTTATGAATCGGATAAGATTAAAAGTGAATATGTCCATGAGTTAAAGCGTGTGTTTGAGGTATTGCTAAATCATCAAGCGTTAGAAACTTTAGGAACGACCAATGTGATAGTAGATGAGATTTGTGGTGAAGGAACGTGGGCTAAGTATGTGGCCAGATGTCAGAGATGGGAAGACAGTCAGGCGAAAAAAGAGGCTTTAATTTTTGAAAAAAGAAGAAAAGAAAAAGAAGATCGCAAGAAAAAATTTGAAGAACAGATCGAGATGTGGAAGTCTGGCAAGATTCTGGAATTATATCTACATTATTATTTGGAGGATGACCAGCCTAACGTATGGCTTCGCATCAAGAATGGCATAATTGAGACTAGTAAGAATATCAAGATAGGACGAGCTGAGGCTGAGAGACTTTGGAAATTGATAAAGTTCTTCCATAATGGCAGTAAATTCCAACACGATATGGTATTGGATACAACCGGTCACAAATGGAAGATCAATAGCTATAAGAATGATATATTGGTTGCTGGATGTCACAGGATCGCATATAGCGAGATGGAGGGTGTTGCGAGACAATTAGGATGGGATTAAACAGATATCAACTAACATTTGAGAGCTATGGCAATCACTATCAGATTTACGGGAGAAACAT